TTTTTGTTTTTTCTTTTAAAACGTCAAAATCCGCTTTTGCATTAATTAATTGAATTGATGTTGCGTCACCTTGAGCATTATCAATATCACGTTTGCGATTTAGATTGATTTGCTGAATTCGTTCGTCACTTAACTTTTGTTCGCCTTCAATTAACAATTGACGATTTTCGTCAATTTGTTTTTGGATTGCTTCACGTTGTTTTTTGGTTTTTGCTTTTTGGAATTTATCTTCCAATTCCAACCCGGTTTTGTTAATGTCTTCGATTGCTTGTTGTTGTAAAAATTGACTTTTATCAAATTCCGTTTGCTGAATATCTTCGCGTAACTTTTGCAATCTCAAATCTTCTTTGTAACCTTCGGCCGAAATTTGATTCCCGGTTCGAATGGACAAATTCAATTTTTTTTGCGTTGCAATTTGGTTAATCAATGATTCATTTTGGTCTGTTAATGTTCCGTTCCGTTTTGCGTCTAATTTTGCGGCTTCGGTTTCGGAATCAATTATTCGTTCCTGGTCTAATTGAATTTTTTTCAATTGGTCAACCGTTTGACTGAAATTTAATGGTGCAACGTTGAATTCCAATTTTGTTCGCGTGGCTTCATTTTGCAAATCCGCCAATTGTTTTTTCAGGTCGTTTGACAAATTGGAAATTTCTTTTGCCGTTTTATTGTCAACCTTTGTTGGCTTGGAAACTATTTTATCAAAATTGTCTTTTGACTTTGCGACTTCGTCCAATGATCCGGAATAAATACTTTCAACCGCTTTTGTCGCTTCTGCATTTTCCTTTTCTTTGCTTTTTATATCAGTTAATATTTCACCAAATTTTTTATTAACATTTTTTCGACCTTCAGCAACTTGTTCCAAACCCTTTTTAAATGATAAATCCGCCGCGCGCGATGCCGCGTCACCGCCTTGACCAACATTTGCCGCAACGTTTTGTTTTGCTTTTGTTTCGGCTTCAGTATTTTTTTTCAATTGTTCGGCCTTTTGTTTTTCGGCCTTTGTTCGTTCCTGGGTTAATCGGATTTGTTCTTTGTCTAAATTCGTCAACGTTTCTTTTGACGCTTCCAATTTAATTTCCGCACGTTTAACGGCCAACAATTTGTCACGTTGTTCGGTAACTAATTTTATAAAATCCTTTTCGTCCGACAAATTTTTCAATGTCGTTCCATATTTTCCGTTAATATCGTCAATCAATTTGGATCGTTCTTTTGAACCTTCATTTGTTTTCAGTAACGCGTCAAACAAACGATTGATTTCACCGGTTTCGGCCGCCGTATTTTCAGCAATCTTTGATTGTGTATCGGCCAACGCCGTGGACGAATCAATAAATCGTTCTTGTTCTTTTGACAAATCACCGGTTGCACTTGCCGCGTCTTCGGTTGCCGAACCAAAATCAATCATGAACACGGCCGCCGTTGCCAACAATGAAACAATTAAACCTATCGGATTCGCTTTCATTGCCGTATTCAAACCTTGTTGCGCAATGGTCGCGATTTCCGTTCCAACGGCGTATGCACGTTGAACGACATTTCCTTGGACTTGGGCCGCCGTTGTTAATCTTAAACGAATGAACGATAATTCATATTGAATATTTAAAGCACGTTGACGCAATAAAGACAAAAACGATTCTTTGTTTGCCAATTGAGTAATCACAAACGAACGAAATTGTGCCGCGCTATAAATGGCAACCGCCGCGCCCAATAATGTGAATGCGCCTTTGTTTTGTTCGATAACTTTTGGCAAACGTCCCAAAAATTCAATTGCCTTAATTGCACCATTGACCGCAATTTCAAAGATTGGCAACAATGCCGTTCCAATGGATCGCGATATTTTTATGAAATTATCTTCCAAAGTTGAAACACGACCGGCAAATGAATCACCCAATTTTTTCGTCAAACCTTCAAATTGACCACCGTTTGATGTCAAAGTGATAAACGCCTTTTCTAAATCTTTAAAACCAATTTTTCCTTCAGACGCTAATTTTTTAACGTTTTCCGTTCCGACACCTAAATTTTTGGCAAATTCCTGAATGATTGGGACACCGGATTCGGTCAATTGATTGATGTCTTCAGCAAATAATGTTCCTTGGGTTCGCGCTTTGCCATAAATGACCGCCAATTCATTGAAATTTTTTCCGGTTCCCGCGCTAATATCACCGACACGTTCCAACACCGGAATCAGATTTTTTGAATCTTCGCCAAATGCCAACAATGCGCGACCGGCGTTTTGAACCTCTTCACCGGTGAACGGTGTCGCCGCGCTGAAATTTTGCAAATCCGCCAACACGGTTTTGGCTTTGTCCTGGCTTTTTAAAAATGTCGTGAATGAAATTTGCAGCGTTTCAAAATCGGATGCCGCTTTGATTGAATTTTTTCCAAAATCTAAAATTGCGCTTCCAATTGCAATTCCGCCAAACGCCGCCGCCGCCCCTTTTAAAACACTTCCCAATCCGGAAATATTTTTCGCGGTATCGTTAACACCGGTATTGACACCGTCAATTGATTTTTTAACTGATTCCAATTCACGGCGCAATTGCGCGGTATCGGCTTGGATTTTGAAAATGACATTTTTCGGTTCTGCCATGACTTTAAACTTTTTTTGCTTTGCCGAATTTACGTCTTTCTTTTGGTTTTTCGTCGTCCCCTGAATTCAATTTATCAAACGACTTATTTTTTTCGTCGATAATTTTTAACCAGGTTGAAATTGTTTGATAATATTCGTCGACCGATAATGATTCCAACGCCTTAATTTCAGACGGCTTCGAATCACAAATCAATTGGTTCAAATAATTTATTTCGTCAATATATCGTCCAACCGCAACGTTTGCAAAATCTGATTCAATTTTTCGTTGTCGGGTTCCGTCGCTTTCAAAAATGCGATTATATCGGTTCCGGACGAATTCGAATAACTGATTGTGAATTCGAACGCCCTTTGCAAAAAAAAATCATGACAATCGGAATCCATTTTAAATTTATCTAATTTTATTTGTCGATATTTTTCGTCAAACCCTGTTTCGTCTTCGCCTTCAATTAAAAAATAACATGCAGCCAATTCCAACAATGTAATCTCTTCACCAATGTAATTCAACCGGAATTCGATTTCACCCATTAAATGAAACAATTGAACAATGTTTCCGTCGTTAGCGTTTTTTTTCATTTCAGTAAACAACCGGATCAATTGCGATTTGGTCAAATTCATATCGGCAAACCTGGTCGCGATTTCGGCCGCGATTGCACGTTTGGCCGGAATGGTCAACATGTTTTCGTATTCGAACCACTTCAACCCGGATTTGTCCGTGTAAACGTGTTTAATTGCAATTTTGGGTTCGTTGTTTGCTTGGTGTTTTTTGTTTTGTTTAAACCAATTCATTTTTTCTTTGTTGTTGATTGTGGTTTCAAAGTTAGTAAATCATTTTAGAAAACGAATAAAATCGTGGTGAAACGTCCAAAGATAATATCGGAAACAATCCAATAAATGTGTCAAATGTTTGTCTTTGCTTTTATCAATGTCACCGTTTGAATCGGTTTGTACTGAAATTAAATCGTTCACTAAATATTGACACGTTGCGTCAATTAACAAATCATTGTGACGTTCCAACATTGAATTCAACAACACGCGTGAATTCTTTATTGACGGATTGATTGACGGAACTTTGAATTGTGATTTTGACAATCCTAATTCGTCACGAATGATTGTATAAAAATTCATTGCGCCTTTTGTCATGGCGGAACGATTGGCCCCGGACGCGTCACCGGTGACAATAAAAAATGGACTTCCAAATGTTGTTTTGATAACCGAACAAAGATTGTAAATGTCCGAATTGCGCAATCTGAATTCCTTCAGGATTCTAATTTTACCGCCAAAACTTTGACCGGCGACACATGTAATCGGATCAACGTTAAAATCGAACGACAAAATGATTGGTTCGTTTTTGTTGATTTCCAAATTTGATTTGACCGTTTTGAATTTATTAAATGAATAGGCAAATGGACGTTCAACATTCATGACGTTCCAATTTCCATTGACGAAAATTTCACGCGTAATTTCGTCCAAATTGTCCAACCCTTCCAAATACGATTCGGGCAACGACGGATTGTCTTTCATTAAACTTTGCAAATAAAAATGATCCGGTGTCAATGTCTGATTGACAAATGGTTCATGAAACAATTCCTTTGTCCAATTTTGTGACGGATTGCAAGTGACTAAAATCATTGGGTTGGGTTGTTGTTCCAAACCCGGAATGATGTTTCGACCGGCGCGCAATTTACATTTTTCAAACGTTTTTCGTTGGCATTCCTGGCCCTCTTCAATCAAAAAGAAATTTGCTTCAATACCGTCAAACCGCGTCAAATTTTTGTCCATGACATAGTTTT